GAGTTCAGGCATTAGACCACGCTGGGGGCGAGTGTATGCTGTTGGTCCAGAACAGCAGGATGTGCGAGTAGGCGAGTGGATTTGCGTGGCACACGGACGTTGGACACGTGGTGTAGACATTGAAGATGGTGACGTCAAGCGTACCATTCGAAAAATTGATCCCAAAGACATCTTGATCTCAGCAGATGAACGACCCAATGATCTCACATTCTCAGATGCCATTCACGTGGAAAAGAAAGAACGATGATCACAAATTGGGATACTAATAAAGTTATTGGTGAATGCCAAAAGATGTATTCTGGGGCAACTGATCCATATGTCACAGGTTGGAACAACTGGCCTTGCAAACAAGACTTGTATCGTGTAAAATTTGCTGTGGAAGAGATGCTGGCAAAAATCAGTAAATTCTCAGGTGAAGATGAGTGGTTGCTGGAACAAGAACAACAGCAGATGTGGAAAATTTTAAAGGCACAAGGTAAAACATGAAAGAGTTATGGACAGAAAAATACCGGCCCAATAAACTGGTGGACTATGTTTTTCGTGATCAAGCACAACGAGAACAAGTAGAAGGTTGGGTTCGATCAGGTGCTATTCCGCACTTGTTGTTCTCTGGATCACCAGGTGTGGGCAAGACTACCCTGGCCCGGATCCTGATCCATGAACTGGGCATTGATCCATTTGATGTGATGGAAATCAATGCGTCAAGAGAAAACAACATTGACACTATTCGTGCCAAGATCACAGGCTTTGTGCAGACCATGCCATTTGGCGATTTCAAGATTGTGTTGTTGGACGAAGCAGACTACATCACACCCAATGGCCAAGCAGCCTTGCGTGGGGTAATGGAAACCTATTCCAGCACTGCACGTTTTATCCTCACTTGTAACTATCCCAATCGTGTTATTCCGGCCCTGCACAGCAGATGTCAAGGATTCCACATTGAGAAAGTGGATGTGACAGAATTCACTGCCAGAATGGCCACCATTCTTGTGACAGAAAGTGTGGAGTTTGATTTGGACACGCTAGACAGTTATGTCAAAGCCACTTATCCAGACCTGCGCAAGTGTATCAATCTCTGTCAGATGAACACTATGGAAGGTAGACTATCGGCACCACACGGCGACGAAGGTGGCGCAACATCAGACTATTTGCTGAGTGCAGTGGACATGTTCAAGCGTGGCAAGACCCGTGAAGCAAGAACCTTGCTGTGTCAAAATGTGCGCAGTGAGGATATGGAAGCATTGTTCCGCTGGATGTACGACAACTTGGACTTGTGGGGCACCACACCCGAACGCCAAGACCAAGCCATCATAATCATCCGTAACAGCGCAGCCAACGCCAGTCTTGTGGCCGATCATGAAATTAACCTGAGCGCAACCATTGTGGAACTGTGTAATAATAGCATGGCATGATTAAACGTGCGTTGATTCTGAATTTCCCAAAAATCACCCCCGATGCGCCACCATTGGCCCCGGCACTGCTAACTGCTATTTGTCGACGTAACAATGTTGACTGTGATTTTATTGACGTCAATGCAGAGTTTTACATAAATCTACCAAAAGAATTGCAACAAGAGTTGTTGAATGAATTCCCCATAAATTTCACCAAAGAACTCACAACATCAGCACAACAATGGATTGACAATTATTTTTGTGATCTCAAAGATAAATGTCAACATTATGATTTGGTTGCCATTAGCGTTTTTAGTCACCACAGTGTTAATTTCACCAAATTTTTTTTAGACAATCATCGCCATGATTTTGCTGCTCAAGTTGTGGTGGGCGGTGCTGGATTAAACAATCTCAGTTGGTGTGTAAATCACAGCAGTAACACACAACCATTTTATGAATATCTTTACAATGCCGGCCTGACTGATTATTGGATATTGGGCGAAGGCGAAGAATCATTTGAATCTCTATTACAAGGAATACCAGATCCCGGTGTCAATTCCAGGCAATATAATTTTCTTGAAGATTTTGAAAAAGTTCCAATCCCCAATTATGATCATTACAATTTGGACTATTATCAACAATTAAACAATGGAATAAAATTAATTGCAGTTGAGGGCAGTCGAGGTTGTGTAAAAAATTGCACATTCTGCGATATTAAAAAAATATGGGGAAGTTATAAATTCAAAAATGGTCATGCTTTGGCCAATGAAATTATAAAATTACTGGAAAAATATCAAGCCAACCATTTTTGGTTCAATGACAGTTTAATCAATGGTAGTTTAAAAACCTTTAGAGATTTTATTTCTGAATTATCGTTGATGCGACAGCACCATAATTTTACCTGGAGTGGCCAGGCCATTGTGCGCAAAAAAAGCAGCCAGGATGAGCAAGATTTTATCACGCTCAAGCGCAGCGGGTGTAGCACTCTTGCGGTAGGTGTAGAAAGTTTTAGTCAGCGTGTGCGGTTTCACATGACCAAAAAATTCACAGATGACGATTTAGATAATTTTCTACACCTTGCTCAAAAATACAATATCAAATTAATTTTACTGATGATTGTTGGATACCCTACAGAAACTCAAGAAGATTTTGAAATAGCATTGCAACAACTAGAACGATATCAGCATCTGGCCGATGATGGCACCATATCAGGAATTCAGTTTGGAACCACCAATGTTTTAATACCTGACACACCGTTGGATAGCATGAAAACATCACTGGGAGTGGTGTACCCTATCAAATCCAATCAAACTGACGGTAGTCTATGGTCGGTTGGGCAGAATACTCCAGTCCAACGTATCAAATGGCGTGTTGAAATTGGAGAACATGCTCAGAAACTGGGATACAATTGTATAGATTCTAGCTACAACGTTGAACATACTATGATTTCTTTTTTAAACAAATATCTAGCTACTCAATGAATCAGTTGCATATTGCCACAACATTTGACCATATTCCTGACAGTATACAAGTCGAGTTAAACAGCAACACAATATTTGAAGGTGCTGCATTTAATGGTGCAATAGATCTAACTCCTCAAACAGGTCTCAATCAATTGCGTGTGCATGTTAGAAAAAAATCTGCTGGTAATTTTGTCTATGACTCAACAAAAAACAGTGTGCTATATGATAGTCATGTCACTGTGAATGAGATAATTATAGAACGTAGATATTTTAGAAGTCTATTGAACAAATGTGGCAAAGTTGTTGTTGACCTTGATCTAAACCCTGGGTTTGATCGTTCAGAAATTCCCGGCAGCAACATTATTACTATGGAGGGTGCATACTATGAGATTGAATTTGAATACCCGGTAAAATTTTGGATGCAAAAAATGTTGCATGGCAAAGATTTAACATTACCGACTGAATACTTTAACCTTATCAAAACTTTATTATGAGATACTTGCTTTTAACCTATTACAAAAAACCTGACGGCAAAATTGACGAAGTTATGGCTGTGGCCAAAAACTTAAAACGGAGTGATCACCAAACTTGCAATGTAATACTTGACTTTAAAACCCTTTCTGTGTTAAAATGCAGCATGGCAGGCACAGAGGTGCCAAAAGATTTTGACCGAATTGCAGGTTATTATCACCAGCACTATGCTGCCACAATAGAACGATTATTCAAAGAGAACGGATATGAAGTTGAAGTCAACACACAAAAAGAACCTGATCCTAGTTGACGCTGATGGCGTGTTGCTTGATTGGGAATTTGCATTCTCAGTCTGGATGGAAGAACACGGATTTGCCAAACAGGAAGGGCACCAATTTGAATACGACATTGGTGTTCGTTATGGCATTGATCGAGAGCAGTCATTCAAACTGATCAAGATGTTCAACGAGTCGGCAGCAATTGGGTTCCTGCCTCCCTTGCGTGATGCCATGTACTATGTGAAGCGCCTGCATGAAGAACACGGCTATGTGTTTCACTGCATCACCAGTTTGAGCACAGATGTCAATGCTGGCCGACTGAGAGAAATGAACCTGCGCAAACTGTTTGGCAAAACTGCATTTACAGGTGTCACATGTTTGGCCACAGGTGCAGATAAACACTCAGCACTGGAGCCCTATGCTGGCTCAGGCTTGTGGTGGTTTGAGGATAAAATCGAAAATGCAATCGTTGGACACGAAATGGGACTTAACTCTGTGCTTGTAGAGCACGGGCACAACATGACTTTTGAACATCCAAATATTCCTAGGGTTAAAAATTGGAAAGAGATTTATCATCTCATAACCAATGCCAACCACTAACTCCGCGTTTAATTAACCCGCCAATTGCTGCTGAAGTTATTCCATATGCTTTTGCGGCATCACCTCTACTTTTAAATATTTCTCCACTAGGAGAAATACATGGTTTTTTTCCATATTGTGATAATTTAATTTTTGTTTCTTCGCTATGTGGTTTTTTATATTGTATAATTCTACCAGGTACAAATGAATCAGGTTGTGTTCCTGCTGGCACATAGATATTTTCTGTTTCATTATTGTACCATCTAAGATTATGTTCAATAACTGCTGATCTCCCAAACATTGAATTCTTAGATCCAGATGTATTTCTCTTAGACATCCCTACCTTATAATTTTCACATTGTGATGTATTACCACCATCACCTGTTTCGGGGCGCATATTGGCAAAATTTTGGTCATTAACAACATTCCATAATTCAGAATAATATTGTCCTTTTGTTTTAATTTCTTGAAGATTGTCAGATTCAAAAAGAATTAAGGTGGAAACATCATTGCCGTGTTTGGCTAAATGACGAGTCCACCTTAATCCAGATCCTTTATATTTGTGAGGATCTTGAGTAGTTTTACCAAGATACTTTAAGCCAGTAACTTGATGCGTTTTCAAATACAGATATGTTTTCATAATTTTATTTATGAAGATAAACTAGAAAACACTACTCAACAATTGGCGGGAAATCTACGCAATAATCACCTCCTAAACCGCGTAGAGTTTCAACACTGACCCAATGATGCTGTGGCGTTGCACGTCACGAGTTTGCATTTCGCACACAGCAATTCCTGCCACTGCGTTTTGTTGCAGTCGGGCACATAGATCGTACAGGCCATTGTCGCCCTGAGCACGATCCGCTTGTTCCACATCTCCTGTGATCACAATCTTGGAGTTTTGTCCAATGCGTGTCATCAGCATCTTGACCTGTGCTGGTGTGGCATTTTGCATTTCGTCAGCGATGATCCACGAATTTTTGAAGGTCCGGCCTCTCATGTATGCCAGAGGAGATATTTCCAGAATCTGATCTTCAATCATGGC